CGCCGCCACGCCACCGAGAGCCTGGGAGACGACATAGCCGGCCAGTTCAGTCGCAGAGAGTGCGCCATTTACGAACATGGCGAGGGAGACCGCAGGGTTTACGTGGCCACCGCTGAGGGAGCCGATGCAGAAGATGATGAGGGCGAGCGTCAGACCAATCACTAGCGCATTGCCGGTGGCTAGGATACTTATTAAGAGGAGGAAGGTTCCGAGGAATTCAGCAAGAAGGTTCAGGAAGTTCATGGTTTCTACTAAGGCACCGAAAAATTTGATACGCCTTTGATTTGTAATTGAACCTAAATTCAATCATGGCCCTCCGTCGCATTAAGAAAGAAATTGATGATCTCACTAAAGACCCTCCCGCAAATTGTAGTGCAGGACCTACTGGAGACGACCTCTTCAAATGGAGTGGTGCTATCTTTGGTCCTGCTGATAGTCCATATGCCGGAGGTTATTTCAAGATGCAGATCCAATTCCCTGTAGACTATCCCTTCAAGCCTCCGGTCGTAACCTTTCTTACGAAGATTTATCATCCCAATATCAATTCTGCAGGTGGTATCTGTCTTGATATTCTGAAGAATCAGTGGTCGCCTGCTCTTACGGTGAGTAAGGTCCTGCTAAGTATTCTGAGTCTGCTTACGGATGCAAATCCAAATGATCCTCTCGTACCGGAAATTGCTCATATTTATAAGTCCAATCGGCAGGAATTTGATGAAAAGGCACGCGCCTATACTCTCAAGTATGCTACGCCTTAGTAGAGAGAGGAATGAAAAGAGATATAATGATTCTTTTAACGATTATACTTGGTCTTTTTTTGTTTATTATTACGTACAACCTACCTAGACAAGTGAAACAACGTGAATTGAGTGGATTTCAGAATATGACCCCTGCCCCTGTAGGGGATAAGCCGATTAAGTATGTGACTGGGCCTGCCGATTCAATGCTGAACCCGCGTATTCCGTATCATCTACTCCAAGGTGTTCTAGAGGATGCGGCCGTTGATGATAAACCGAATACGGCGTTTAATGCGCAGGCGTGCTATGAGAGTGATTTTGCGAATCGCATACAACTCACTGGAAATTACAATCAGTTGACAAACAATTATCAACGCAAAAATCCCGATTCATGCTCGGCGCCTGTGCATGAACTGGTAAACAATTTCTACAAGCCGAGTATGCTCTAGACAGTAGTCTTTTCTGAGCGTTTTGGCATTTATCCGCAGATTAATTTTTACGGGTTGTGCGACGCTTCTTCTTTTTGTTACAACGTGTCCAATGATTATTTACTAGGCATTCAGGTGTATCATCCGGGCCAGGCTTCCAGCCCTTGATATATTTTTTAAAGGGTTCTCCTGTAGTTACTGCGACAATATAGTAGCCTTTTCTGTCCTTGAATATAACGGAACCATCTTTATAATTACCATAAATGACCTTTCCACCCAAGTGTTCTGGCATATTCTGATCTCTTAATATATTTAAAGTTACAAAAAGAATAATTTATACTATGAGTATAATTTATTGTTTTTGGACAGGCGATAATGAAATTACTCAAAATCGAAAAGATTGTTTAGAACAATTAATAAACACTACAGAATGTACTGTAAAATTAATTACAAAAAAGGATTTACATGAATATATACTTCCAGAGTATCCATTACATCCAGGGTATGAGTATCTTTCTGAAACACATAAAGCAGATTATTTACGATGCTATTTTATGCATTTTCACGGAGGAGGATATACAGATATAAAAAGAACAACTGGAAGTTGGAAAAATGCATTTGAAGAGTTTAATCAAAGCATGTACTGGATTTGTGGATATCCTGAAACAGACTCAAATGTCGCATATACGCCTCTAATTTCAAAATGGACGGAATTAATTGGTGCGGGTGCTTTTATTTGTAAACCACAAACTGAGTTTACAAATGAATGGTATACAGAAATGATAACAGTCTTGGATACAAAATTAAAAGATCTTAAAGAGAATCCAGCAAAATTTCCACAAGATTGTAAAGAAAAATCTGAATATTTTTTTTATATTTCCAATTCACAATATCCAATTGAATGGAATGAATTACTTGGACGAATTTTTCATAAAATTGTGTATAAATATAAAAAAAATATTATAAATACACTACCTATGCCGATATTTAATATTGCTTATAGATAGTTCTAATCAGTAATGGCACACACTGCCGACTTACGCTTCACAGATGATTCAGGTAGGAGAAATTCGCCCTGCCTCGCCTTCTTAACATCTTGCCAGAACTCATCAAGTAGAGGAATAATTGACTGGAACCATGCTGTATCACGATATACAGGATGAATCCACGACTTCTCTAGAAACCACGGAATACGCTCGAGGACATGCCATGGAGCCTCAGGCTGTGGATTCCATTTCATATCTCCAATCGGTCCATATGCATATTTTGTCTCAAGGGTGTTGTGATTCTGTAGAAGATAAATTAGACCCTCTGTTGCGCCAAGTGGTGCCTCCTCCATAGGCCCGCGTGCTGTCGCAGACTTGAAAGTGAATTCACAATATTGGCAGACAGGCACTTCAGCAACCTCCATCTGGAGTTGCATTTGATACCAATAATTCGGCGGTACCCCACCTCCCACAATTCGTGAAGAGGGGCACTTAATCTCTACTAGATTTCCAAGCAGGGCCAGATGCTTCGGATCTGTCGCAGTAATAAGACCATCAGGTGATGCTGCTAGTGAGGCAATTGTAGGATGCCTCAGACGACCAAGGTCGACAATAGTGGCGCCCCATTTTTCTTCAAGAATCTGCTTCGCCACCGGTTCAAATCGCGTACCCCAATCAAAAGGCGTCATTTCCGCCGTCATACAGGACTTCTTTTGTGCAGGTCCAGGCGTAAGTGCTTCCCGCGGCACTTTACTCATTACAAGTTGGCCACGAGCCCTGGGAGATCCGAATAGACTATAGAGTTCACTTGCGGTGAGCAGTTCTGCTGTTTCACGATACCACTCATCCGAGCGCTGTACACTCTGAGGCTTTGCCTGTAGGTCCTGAATCCGCGCATGTCTATCAAATTCAACCTTCACAAGAGCATTTGAAAGGCACTTATATCCAATTTTAAAACAGTCGAAAACCTCGTAGGTCTGCTCAGTAAATGTAGCACTCACATCACTCTCCTTCATCAGTGTTGCAAGTTCCCGCTCCATGGTTGTCCACCATGTATCTCCAAGCGTGGGATGCAATGGAGGAGGTTGAACCTCTTCGATTGCATTCAGAAACTGTCCTGTACATTCAAACATGGTCGTATATTGTTGCATTGTTTGAGCGTGGTTCTCGTTAAAATTTATAGTCGGTTGATTCTTAGACCGTCGCTTCCTCCTTAGTCTCTGTAGCAGGTGTACTAGCCTTCCTACGAAACGTAACTGCATTTCTCTTTTCAAGAACCTGAAACATAACTTTTCCATCGGCTCCACGGTGCATCACAAGGCCCTTAATCTCCTTGATCTTCTGCTCATCCTGGTCATAAATGACTGCATTCTTGCTATTAAGCAGTTTCTTTTCATTTGCCTTCATAATCTGCGCATCGAGAGCAGTCTTTTCAACGGCCGTCAATGTCAGACGTACTGCCTCCTCGTCGACGAACTTTCGTAGACGATTGAGACGAAGTCCACGCTCAAGACGATGCCATGGGCGCTTATAGGCGTCATCCGCCTCTTGGTTCAAGAAATTCACGAATGTATTTGTGCTCGCATGTAGATTTGCGGCGAAAGTCGAACCGCTCAAATCTGTTGCACCCGAACGCTTCTGAGTTTTTGAGCGGTTCGAATTCATTCTAATAGTATTATGTGTCTCGCCTTAAGGCACACACCGTTTTTGAATGGTAGTCAACGGTTCTACAAAGAGTTCATCGATGCAATCATTCCATTGATTTGTACTTGAGGGAGTTTCACCTTGACCGGCCTTTAACAAGAAAAAAGTGCGCCAGCACTCCTCAGTGCCCTTCTGCTGAGTACGCGTGACCTCCTCAAAACTGTAGAAGTTTTTTAAATCAGTGGAAACAACATCTATTTCTGCATAGAGAATTTTTCCTTCGCGCCATTTTGATTTGACGGCAAAACCGTTTTCGGCCAGCCACAGGTCAGGTTCATCCGTTTCGCAAATCTGTTTTCCTCGATTATCTAAGAAAAGTGTTATTGGGATAAGAGACCATTTAATGAGGCTCGGTAGTTGTGATTTCGTATAAAAGGGGACAACAAACATCTACTTGTAGTAGTAAAGGGTTCTTAAGATGGAGACAATTGAACTCACTCCCGCACAAAAACGCATGGTAGCAATCCCTCTTCCACAAATGAGTGTCCGAAGTCGGCGCGAAGTCAGTGCTCTTGACCAGATTAACAGTCTTCATGTAGAGCAGTGGCAAACAGATGGACCTCAACTTCAAAATGATCGCCCTGATATAAGCAATGCTGAAATTAAAGAGCAAAATAAATGGCTTAACAAGTCTCTTGCTGAGAATTTGGGCGCGGCGAATGGAAAGATTGCGGCGGCACAAAGTGCAATGGCATATCGCTATTCACTCGGTATAGGCGGTGTTGACCAAGATTTAAAGATGGCAGCGTTTTGGAAAGAAAAAGCAACAGAAGGAGGATTTGCTGTTCATAGGCGGGGCGGTTATACATTTATGGATATGAATCCTATCAATACGCGTACAACTGACCGAAACTACCTACAGAATCAGCAATATGTTGCAGGCAATGGGGGTAGTAGCGGGGGATCTGATCAACTCGGCCAAAATCCTTATTTTGATCGGTTTGATGTTGTAACTGACCCATTTAATGTAGCGCGTGAACTTCGTGCAACGGTCTATGAAGATAAAGTGGACAGAGGACTTCTGGAATCAAAGCGCCTTCTGAATCGCACCTACACCACTCGATACGTGGAACCAGATTATGTTGCCAAAAATTCACTTGATACTCTTAACTCTTATGAAGACCTCCGACCTCGTCTGAATACAATGGACAAGACATATCGAAAGTATAATGGTTAATCGAATCTCAACTCAATCGCCATAAGATGCTTCTGCATCTGCTTCGCAGCCGGCGGCTCCTTCTCCGTTTGCCTGCGTCGTGTCGACCGTGCAGATGAACTGGTTGATGTGGTTGATACAGTTGTTGTCATTGTGCCTGTGCTGGTGGTAGACTCTGTAGAGTTGGCCGTTGAATTGCGCACCTTATTCTGCTCCTTCATGGCCTTATTCATGTCAGCCTCAATGGTCGGAGCGTGCAGGCTCAAATAGGTCAACACATTCTTCTCAATGGCCCAGCGAAAGAAGTTGAGTTTGCCGACCGTTGTTAAGAACGGCTCCTCACCAGGAATCTGAAACAGGATTCGTTCCCGACGACAGAAGGGGTCGAAGAGTTTCTTGGAGTATGCCTTGAGCTGCGACTTGTAGTTGGTATAGACGAGGAACTCCTGACCCTCCAGAATATAGACCGTATTGTGACGCTTGGAATAGTTTGTCACAAACCAGTCTACAAGACGCAGAGAGAGATCCGAGGTGCCCTTTAACATTGGCAGAACCTCCTTCATATCCGTGCGACCGGTATAGAACTTTTGTAGACTATTCACAATAAGTTCCTGCTTGCAGTGAATCTTCTTCTTACGAGTACCAGATTCCCCCGAATCAGGACGAAAGACAGGCGGGGACGGAAGGGGCTGTAGGATCTCCATGTGCTACTTGGCTACGCGCTGATATTTCTTAAGCCGGTGAATTTCTAGTGAAGTAGGAGAGGGATGGGAGATCCAACTGTCAGTCTATTACCTCAACCGGCTACACCAGCACCTATACAGGCCATGCATGGTGGCGGTATGGGCGGTGGGCCAGAAACTGTAAGTCTATTGGCTCAACCGGCTACGCCAGCACCTATTACACCTGTCCGTGGTGGTGGACAGGTCGGTGGTGCCACATATCCCACCTTTACTTTGAAACCTCTCAAACAGGTACAAATTGTTGCTGAGCAGCCTACACTCTTAACTGTAGATTTGCTGAACGCATATAGGGAAAAGCGAAAGGGTATCTGGGGTACACCACCTTCAAATTATGAAGAATCTCGTACGAAACTCTTTCATTATGAAATTAAGACAAAAGAACCGGTGAAAATTTTTTATATTTATTCCTGGGACAATTTTCTACGATTTGTAAAAACAATTGCAAATGATAAAATTAAGAAAAAGAATTTTATCTATATTTTTTTTTCTAAACTTGACAATATTACACTTTTTAG